CAACAAACACTAACAACATTAAACCACGCAAAAAATGAAGGATTTGAAAAAGAAAGCGTTCAAGAAGATGCAGACCATTTCCCGTTCTAACATAGCCGAAGAGCGCGAAACGGATAGCCTAAACGACCTATTTAAAGAGGAGATAATGATAGATTTATCTTTTGATTTAGCACTTTGCAACATCATGGCAAAAAAATCAACAGGCGCAAAAAGGAATAATTGGGAAAACATGGCTTTACGAATCGAAGGATATAAAACCTACATTGATAAAATCCATTTAAAGGCAAAAAGAGAGTATCTAATCAACGATATGAAGCCAAGTGGTATAATTACACTACTCGATGAAAATAAACGCTTAAAACGGCTTAATTCAAGTTTATACCAACAGAATGACAAACTTAAAAGTCAAATTGATAACTATGTGGCTCGATTCGGACTATGAAAAAAAAGTGTGGGGGCTGCTTATTTCAATGCAAGCTGGCGAAGAGTTCAATATCCTTCAGAAGGTTGCACCGCAAAGACGTGATGAATTTATTAAGATAGTAAAATACTACATAGACCACTATTGCAGTGATTTAACGGAGATTGAATTTAACAACGAATACACGGCAATAAAAAAAAATATTTAAAATAATGATGAAAAAGTTTGCAAATCAAAATAAAAGGGCTATATTTGTAAACGAGGAAGCAATAACGCAACCTTAAAAAAACAAACAAAATGAAAACGACAAACGAACAAAGAATGGCAGCGATAAGAGTAATAAATAACATTATTACTTTGAAAACAAACGTTTTTAACGGTTGTGAGGCTGACAAATTAGAATTTGAAAAAGAGTCTAAAAGACTTGAAGGAATCAAAACGTGGGCAATTAATAATAACCAGTTGCAAGAGATAAAAAGTTATTTTGCATCAAAGAATTTCGGTGGTCATAACCAATTTGCTGCTGCTGAAATTGCATCTTTTTTTAATGCATAAATAATGACTAACAAAAAACAACATGGTGGCGCTCGACAAGGCTCGGGCGCTAAGCCAAAATACAACGAGAAAACAACCACCATTGCCTTTCGTGTACCGATTAGCAAGGTTGATGAGGTTAAAGAAATAATTAAAAAAAAGCAATCACAATGGAAAACAGAAAACTAATCTACGTATACACCTCAACTGGTCATCTGGTGAATAGCACACCCTTTATTGGCATTGAGAAAGCAGTCGAATTTTTGGTGAATAAAGCCGAAATAGAATTTGACGTAACGGAAGATGACAAAAAAATGTGGCGCATTGGAATTTTGGAACGATGCAGAACCAACGGGGAGAAATACGCTGGCTATTATTTCCGACCTCGACCTACAACGGTTTTCAAAACAGCGCAGAAATTTAAGATTATAAAACATTATTAAGATGAAAGTACTGAATTTGTACGCCTGCTTAGGCGGCAACAGATACAAATGGACAGATTGCGAAGTTACAGCAGTTGAACTTGACCCTGAATTAGCGAGAATGTACCAAGAGCGTTTTCCTAATGATACGGTAATTGTTGCTGATGCTCATCAATATTTGCTTGACCACTACAAAGAATTTGACTTTATATGGAGTTCGCCACCTTGCCCGACACATAGTAAAAGTAGATTTGCAAGACACGAAAGCACAACACCTGAATATCCTGATATGAAATTGTATCAAGAAATTATTTTTTTAGATAATTATTTTAAAGGAAAATATTGTGTTGAAAATGTAGTGCCATTTTACGAGCCATTGGTTGTAGGTAAAAAAAGAGGTAGGCATTTGTATTGGACAAACTTTAATATACCGAGTGATTTAAACGAAAGAAAAGCATCAATAATGGAAGGTAAAGATGAAGTAAAAAGGTGGTGCGAATTTCACGACTATAATTTTTACCAATATAAAGGCAAACAACGAATAGATAAGATTGCAAGAAACCTTGTTGATTACAAAGCTGGAGAAACAATATTTAACGTAGCAATGGGAATAATAACTAAAAGTAATTTAAAACAAACTGAACTTTTTTAACATGAAACCACCCGAAAAAACAACCTACATTTGGCGCAAAATAGGCGACGAGAAATATTTATTAATGGTATGCCCTTCAATGTGCGCAGCCGCCCGATACCTGATAGAAGTTGGCGCAAAGACAGAAACGAGCGTAAAGAATATAAGTAATGGGATATACGTGTATATTGACACCGAGATAGCAATTAATAACGAATATCTTTTAACCTCCTTCTTAAAGTGGAAAAGCAAATCAAAAGAGCAAAGCGATAGTATAATTGAATCATTTGCTAACCCAAAACCAAAGCATTTGCGATTTACTGGATTTAGTTATAAGTTTGAAGAGAATGAAGCCAGCATTTAAAATATACAAGTATTACAGATGCTGCGAGTTGATGGCAACGCATAAAAGGGTATTCAGAACGTACTACAATCAATCTTGGATTATAACCGACAAGGATATAAAAGACATAAGAAAGCAAGAAAAAAGGTTTAGTAAGTATGATGATTTCAGACCTTACGTTAAACACTATAAGCCAATAATAAAAAGGGCGTATAATATTTACGGTGGTTTAAAATTGAAATATTTAAGTAAATTAGCAGCAAACTTATCAACAGATTTATATGCGCCGTATTGCTAGGACAGACGATAATCAACAATTAATAGTTAAGCAGTTGCGACAGTTAGGTTGCAGTGTTGCTATTACGTCAATGATTGGGCGAGGTTTTCCCGATTTGGTGGTAGGGCATCAAAACAAAAACTATCTCATAGAACTTAAAGATGGTGCGAAAACGAAAAGCCGAAAGGAATTAACCGCAGATGAAGTGAATTTCTTTCAATCGTGGAAGGGGCAAGTTAATAAATGCGAAAAGTTAGATGAAGTGTGCAAGCTAATAGGGATTAAGATAGATTTTTTTGAATCAGGTGAAATTATACAAATAGGATAATATGGATGATTACAGCTTAATGCCTTTTGGCGCATACAAGGGGAGGGAATTAATAGAAGTGCCAGCAGAATACTTATTGCGCATTTTAAACAGCGGTGAAGCCGTTGGTAAGTTAAAGGAGTACATAACCGACGTTAAAGAAATATTAGAAATTGAAGTACAAAGTAAATTGAATTGATTAATTTATTAGATTTGGCAAAACAAATCAATCAATGCGAATAACCGAAAACTTCAATACTGAGCAACGAATAATAATAGATAGGATTCTTAAGGATATGTGGGCTTCGATGACTGAGGCGAAATGTAAGCAAGAGTATGAATACCTTCAAGCGAAATTATTCTTATACCAAGTACCGAGAGAAGTTGATTACAGGCAAGTGCTAAAGAGTAGGTTATACGGGAGAATCAAATGGGCTTTGCTAACGTGCAGCATAGCGCGACTTAAGAAAATGGAAGCAGAAAAGAAAACAGATGACAGACCTTATTTTAAACAGATAATGACGAAAATATGAACACAAAATTAAAAGCAATCGTAAAAGGAATATTAATAGTTGGAGTGATTGGCTCATTTGCTGCACTTACCTACCTGGCGAGTTTTGGAATAGCTTTTAGCGTTTATTCGCTTGCTGCTTGTTACTTCATGCTTAACAAATAAAGATGAGCGCAAAGCAGATAAGAGATTATTACGCTAAGGTAATTCGTGAGGCTTTAAAGGAAGTTGAGAAGAGGCAAAATAGTGAAAGTGAGATGCTTTGTTATAAGTATAAGAAGTTTAAAAAGAAAAATTCTAAAATAGAATAATATAGAATATGGCTTTTAAGAAGGGCAAACCAAAAACGGGAGGTAGGGAAAAAGGCGTTGAGAATAAAATTACTCAGGACGGCAGGGAAATTTTTAGGCTTATAATGGAGGGGCAAGTACCTAATGTAGATGAAGCATTAAACCAAGTTTACCTAGAAAATAAGGAAGCTTATTTAAAGTGCCTTGCTGCGCTAATGCCTTACTTTATGGCTAAAAAAACAGATATAACCACCAACGGCAAAGGATTACACGATAAGCCTATTATAATTGACTGGAATGGCGGAAGCGATAAGGATAACACCCTTTAATAAACAGATTGAAGCCAAGAGAGTAGCCGACACCAAGACCTTCACCTTATACGGAGGCGCGATTCGTGGCGGAAAGTCTTATTGGTTGCTACTTTGTTTGCTTTCCAACTGTTTCAAATACGATAAAAGCCGTTGGTTAGTGGTGCGCGAATCATTACCTACGCTTCGCAGAACTATCTTAGTAACCTTCCAACGATTATTAGATGAAGGATTTCAAAGGTATGTGAAGGAGTTCAACCAGCAGACAATGACCGTAACATTTACCAACGGCTCTCAAATTATATTTTTAGCTGAATCATTCGACACCGATAAAGATTTAAACCGATTTAAAGGATTAGAGATTAACGGTGCTGGCTTAGATGAAATAAACGAGCTACAAGAGGCGACATTTAACAAGGTGATTGAGCGTTCTGGAAGCTGGACTGGTTCACCTAATTGCCCTATTCAGATACTAGCAACGTGTAACCCATCAGGCGGTTGGGTGAAGAGTAGGATTTACGATAAATGGAAGGATAACGCATTACCGCCAACATGGGCGTATATACCAGCAAAGATTAGCGATAATCCACATATTCCAAAAGATTACATTGAATCGTTAAAGGCTAACATGCCACCGCACGAATACGATGTATTTGTAAATGGAAATTGGGAGGTGGATTTAAACGGCTCATTATTTAAACGCTCAGACTTTAATTACTTTGATAAAGTGCCCGAAGGTGCGCCCGATAGCGTACTTGGTTATGTTGACATAGCAGATGAAGGTAGCGACTATTTATGCGCTGTATTTGCCAAGATATACGGCAATCAAATTTATATTACGGATGCTATCTTCACACAGGACACAATAGACATAACTTGTCCAATGGTATCGGCTAAGATTAAGGAGTTAAATGTAGACTATACTCGAGTAGAGGGTAACAATCAAGGGGGCGGCTTCATTCGATTACTTCGCCAATCGGTAAGAGAAGATAAAGTATTGATGGTTAAGAATACCCAAAATAAGCACACGCGAATCTTAATGAGTTACCACGTTACAAAGAATAAATTCATATACGTTAAGCCTGAGAATCAAACAGACGAGTATAGGGCAATGATGCAGCAGATATACGAGTATAAGAAAGATGGCAAAAGTAAGCACGACGACGCACCCGATTCAATGGCTGGACTTGGTAGGTTCATTGAGGTTATGCTTCCGCATATCTTAGAATAAAATTTGGCAATTAATTTAATAGTTAATTTTAAAAAAAATTATCTATGAGTTACGTTTCTAATATCGTCGCTAAAATCTTTGGCTTTAATAGTATTAATGGAATGTACACGCAGTCAATTTACGACCGAAAGAATCCCATTCTTATCGACACCCAAAATAAGCTGGAAATCTATAAAACCATTCCACATTTTCAATCTGTCATTAATATTTTAGCCGATATGTTTAAAAACATGGAAATAAAATTATACGACAAAAAAACGGGTGAACAAATTGAGAATCACCCTGTGTTGGACCTACTAAAAAAGCCTAACCCGTTGCGCTCATTTGAAGAATTTTTATATGAGTACTATGTTTTTAAGTCGGTATTTGGCAATGCTTTTATATATCAAATTAAAGGACTACCGAGCGCGTTACCTTCCATTATGTGGAACTTACTACCAAGCGATGTTGAGGTTGTGCCTACGGGTAAGCTATACAACCAAAGCACCATTGATGGTATCATTAAGACGTACAAGGTATATGACCAATCTACTTATATTAACGTGTCGCCAAGCGATATGATATATAAGAATGAAGGTGTAGGCGGTAATATGATCACTTCAATTAGCAAGGTAGATGCTTTGCAACTTCCTTTATCAAATATAGTAGGCGCATTAAAGAGTGAGAATGTGTTAATAGTTGAGCGTGGCGCAGAAGGTATATTAAGCAATGAGAGTAGCGCAGATGGTGGGGCGATACCTTTAGGCAAAGAAGAGCGTGAGAGAATAACGCGTGAAATGGATAGGACTTACGGGATATTCGATGGACAGAAGCGTAAGATAATAACCAATAGCTCGTTGAAGTGGCAGCCTATGAGTTTTCCAATGAAGGATTTGATGCTATTAGAATGTATTGAATCGGACTTTCAAAGTATTTGTGCTGCTTACGGTGCTGATAGGGATTTATTCCCAAGCACGAAGGGGGCAACATTTGAGAATAAGAACAACGGACTAAAGGCAACATATCAAAACACTATCCAACCTCAGGCGGATGACTTTATTAATACGTTGAATAATGCGTTAGGGCTATATAAGCAAGGGCTTTATTTAGAGGCTTGTTATGACCACGTGCCAGTGTTACAAGAGGATAAGCAAATGGAAGAGCAAGCAGAGAAAACAGAAGCTGAAACAAACAGCATAAACATTAATACTATCATTTTATTGAATGGTGCTGTTACGCGAGGCGAAATAAGCCGCGATGTGGCAATTAACATTCTAAGCGGTGTTATGGAGTGCGATGTTGAAGAATCAAAAATGTACATCAATTAAAATAAAAATTTGGCAATTAATAAAGTAGTTATTTTTGAAAAGAAATGGAAGAAGCGAAAAAACATATAGTAAGTGAAGCCGAAAAAAAAGCGGCTCATTACTCAGTTAAGTATGCCGATGCTAATATAATTGATGTTAGCACCTCATCACGAATAGTTACGGGCTTCTTTAATTCTTATAACTTTTTCGACTCAGATAAGGACGTATTAATAATGGGCGCGGCTAAGAAGTCAATCGAAGAGCGCGGAGTTAACAGCAATGCGGTGGCTAAAATTAAACACGCATTAAATCACGACTTAACGACATTAGTAGGTAAGTTGCAAGTGCTGGAGGAAACGACTAAGAACGGTATTACGGGCATTTACTTTGAATCTAAGATAGCCAACACTACTTTGGGGAATGATACTTTGATTAACTACAAAGAGGGCATCTACGACAATCATTCGATAGGTTTCAAATACAACCAGCTTTCGTTAATTGAATCGGAAAAGAATCCCGTTGCTTGGAATGAGGTAGTAAGTAAATTGATGAATCCTGACGAAGCGGAAAAGTTTGGCTATTTATATATAGTTAAAGAAATTAATCTATTCGAGGGTTCAACCGTTGCCTTTGGCGCAAATTCATTAACACCTTTCTTAGGTGTTAAAAGTGGCAGTAAGGAGTCAATGACATTAGCATTAGTAAGCAAATTAAACCAGCTTGAATATACCGTTAAAAACGGAATGCAAAGCGAAGATATGTTAAGCACGTTTGAATTGCAAATTAAACAATTCAAGCAGATACTAAAAGAGATTGAAGTAGCAGAAACCTTTGATAAGTCCACACTTGCAAAAGTGCCGAGCGAAGCAAAATCAAGCGAAACAGTACAAAAATTCGATATAAATTCAATTATTAAAAACTTAAATTTCTAAAAAATGGAAGCACAAGACCAAAAAGCGTTAGTTGACGCTATCAACATTGAAGTTGGTAAAAAATTAGATGCTGCAAAGAGCGCATCAAACGATGAAATCACTTCATTGAAATCTGAATTAGAGGCTGTGAAGGCTGCTAAAGATGAGCTGAAAAGTGAAGTTAACGGTGAAATCGTTAAATTGAAAGCAGCTAACGAAGCGGCATTCATTAAGGCTGATTCTTACAAAACATTAGCTGACCAATTTGTTGATGGGTACAAAGCAATCATCAAAGAAAATGGTGCTGAAAAAATGAAGAAAAAAGGCTTTAGCGCGCAAATTAATGTTAAGGCTGCTGGCACTATGACTACTGCTAACATTGACGCGGTAGGTACTAACAGTATTCCTTACCAATTAGCTTCTTTCTCGGCTGGCTTAGTTGCTACTCACAGACGTAGACCTTTCATCATTGACCTTACTAACTTTGGTCGTACGGATAAAATGTACGTGCAATGGGCTGAAATGGCTAACAATGACCCTGGTACTGCTGGCATGACTTCGGAAGGTGGGGCTAAGACTCAGGAAGATTTTGATGTTAACGAGAAATCGGCTAAAGTAGAAAAGGTAACGGCATACACTAAAGTTTCTTTGGAAATGTTAGATGACGTTGCTTTCATGGAAGCGGAAATCAGAAATAACCTAATTGAGTTAATCGCCCTTAAAGCAGATGCTCAAGTATTAGGTGGGAACGGAACAACTCCGAACTTAAACGGTATTACTACTCAGTCAACTACTTATGCTGCTGGTTCATTTGCTGGCACTTTTGGAACTGCTGCTAATAACTTCGATGTATTGCGTACTGCAATCAATCAAGTTGAGGCTGCTAACTACTTACCTTCTGCAATCGTGTTGCACCCAACAGATGCGACTTTCATGGAGTTGACAAAAGATACTACTAATGGTTATGTTGCACCTTCATTATTCTTAGTGAGTAATGGTGTTACTACTTTTGCTGGTATTCCCGTAATTAAAAATACTGGCGTAACAGCTGGTACTTTCTTATTAGGTGATTTCAACCAAGTGAATGTTAGAATGCGCCAAGATGCTACCATTTCAATGGGTAACGAAAATGACGACTTTACTAAAAACCTAATCACTATCCTTGCGGAAATGAGATTAGTATGCTACATTCCTTCGAATAGAGTGTTGTCATTGGTAACGGGTTCATTTTCGACTGCAAAAGCAGCATTAAACGCTTAGTTAATCGGGTGAGGAATTAAAAAACCTCACCCTTTAATATTTAATTTATGGCAAAGAAAATAAAAGAAGATGTGATAGTTGAGGTTGTGCAAGTTGCCGAGATTAAAGGCAATGTATCAATCGAAATCATCAAAGATACCCAACACTTAAAGGTTGGTGAAATCTATAAAGAGAGCGGTGATATTGCAGCTAATTTAATAGCTAAAGGCATCGCGAAGATTATATAAGACGTTTGTTTTGCTTGTTGGGGGTAGGAGTGATTACCTACCCTTTTTTTTTAAACTTATTTTATGGCATCAATATTAGTTAAAACAACCGATTTTACAGGGCTTTATGCGATAGCGCAGACAAGCTATACAACACCAATAGTTCAGGCTTATATTGATGAGTTTGAAAAGACATTTATAAGAAAATTACTTGGCTTAGAGTTGGGCGATTTGTTTATAGCTACGGTAGTAAATAACGCGCCCGTTGGTGCAAGATACTTAGCTGTATTCAATCCATTAGCAATTCAAGTTAGCGGCTTAAATTCGGGAGTGTTTTTAAACGGTCAAAATTGGGTAACGGGAAGGATATTCGAGAGCAGAGGAATGAAGGAAATACTAAAAGGTATTATTTATTGCCTTTATGTACAAGGTACTCAGTCGCATCATTCACAAAGCGGAGTTGCAAAGGCAACAGCAGATGTAAGCATCATAATGAGCGGCGAGAATGCGGCTCGTATGGGAGAAATTAGACACAACGGAATAATAAGTGATTGGGAGGCGGTGCAATATTATATATCGCAAAATCACGCGACTTATACCGAATACGATGGCTTGGAATTACAACCTAAATACAGCGCGATACTATGACGTATAAGACCGACATAATAGACTATATAGGCGACGTGCTGAATGATGTCGACAAAACAATAACAATACTAAGCACTACCAATCCCTCAGGCGGTGTGTACATTATAACCGTTGACGATGTAAAGTGGATACAACCAAGTATAATTCTGTCAATAGGTGGCAACGATTACACCGTAAGTTCAATATCGGGCTGTGTGATTACGCTATCGGGCGCAAGTGCCATCGTGGTAAGTACATTCACTTTACCAACGGTTTACTTTTTTCATGGTACGGTCAAAGAAACAAATATAACACTAACCAAGAGGCAATTCGATACTGACAAAACACCGTTGGTTTATTTATTGGAAGTATTTAGCGAAAGGTTTAACGAAGATTACGACGAGTTTGAGCGCGTGAGTGATTTGCGTTTATTTTTTCTTACTCATGCTGACTTTGAGAATTGGGAAGTAGATGACTTCTATTCTAATTCTATTAAGCCAATGCAACGCCTTACTCAACACTTTATCGACACATTAAACAAGCAGGTGCGCGTTCAACAAATAAGAGATTATGAATTAACTAATCTCTCTCGTTTTGGTGTGTATGTGAATAATAAAGGTTTTGAAGCTACACTATTCGAGGATAAATTAAGCGGTGTTGAGCTGCGTATATCGTTGGAATTGCGGAAGCCTACCGATTGTGTTGGCTACTGCTAAAAAAAATTAGGCAATAAAAATAAAAAGTAAATTTGAACTATTAATTAATATAAATTTTAAAATTAGAAATCATGGCAAATTGTTGCAGTCTTACAGTCGCAAATACAGGGTTTGGCTGTACCCCCATTATGGAAGTAGTGGAGAAATTTATTGAGGTTTCATACTTTAAAGCAGATGGAACTATCAATGAAATTGATTTGACAGATACGTTCAACTTGGCTTATTTTACCGCGCTGGTGAATGATGCCGACGAAACGCTTCGCTGGTATCCTTTGCCATTCGTGAAGAATATGGTAGATGAGCGCGCGGATTCTGACTTTGAAAGTTTCGACGATAAAACGAGAATTGAGCGTCAAGTTGGTATTCGTTCAGTTAAGACAATCATTACTACTTTAGGAAATAACGCTGGTGCGGTATCACCTCAAATGGTTGGTAAGATTAACGATAAGAAATGTAAAGTTTCGGGATTGTTTGGTGTTACTAAATCTAAGCAATTAGTTGGCGAAATGATTAACGATGGTTATTTAGCGCCGATTAGAATTGATAACGGCTCTTTAATGGCTATTTTAGTTAAGACTGGCTCAGGTGCAATCACGCAGAAAATTAACTTAGGCTTCGACTGGCATATTGATGTGCAAGATGAAAGACTTCGTACTTTGGAAGCAGACGAAATGACGACAGATATTAGCTTGTTAAATGGCTTATTAGATGTTACTTCTGTATATTCTGCAATCGGTCAAACTTCGTTTAAAGCAACGCTTAAAACTATTTTCGGAACATTCGTTAATCCTTTATTAGTTGAAGGCTTAGTAGCTGGCGACATGGCATTGTACAACATTACTGATAGCGCAAACGTAACTATCACAAGTGCTGTTGAAGCGCCTGATGGAACGTACACAATTAGTTATGCTACTCAAACGGTTGCAGACGTGTTGAGGTTGACCATCACTAAAGATGGTTTTGATTTTACAGCTGTTACAGCTAACACTATCACAATATAATCTAAGGGGAGGGCTTAGGCTCTCCCTTTTTTAAACTAAATAAACATGGCAAAAGAAAACGAATTTTTAAAAGTGGGTGGCATAACGTGGGCGCTTTACGGTGTTTCATGTTTAACCAAAGATGAATTTGTATCTATGTACAAAGGTAACGCTCATCTTACAGATGGCTTAGATAAGATTTGGGCGACTTTAAAGGCAGAGTGCAAAGCTAAAGGTATTGTATGGAAGGAAGATGTATTAGATGCAGCGCCTGAGAATACAGATTTAGCCGTACCAAGTGAAAAGAAAAAGAAAAAGAAGATTATAGAAGAGTAGCAAATGAAAGCCTTAGCTGATTTACTTAAAAGAATAATTGGCATTGAAAAAAAGGCTGATAAATTCTTTGTTGAAATTTTGAAGGATAGCAACGTACAAGCTCAGATAATTGATTTAAATTTAGAGCAGATGTACGAAGGAGGGATAGATAGCGAAGGGAATAGTTTAGGGCAATACGCACAAATAACGGTCAGCTATTGGAAGCCTTTAGCAAGGAGTTTAGGCAACGATGGAAGGAAAGACCACATAACGCTAAAAGATACGGGCGAATTTTACAAATCATTTAGAATTAAGTTAGAAAATGACGGGTTCAGAATCACAGCCAACGCAATCAAAGAAGATACGGACTTGGCGCAAATTTACCCTAAAGTCATTGGACTTAGCAAAGAGAGTAAAGCAATGGTTAGCGAACTTATTACACCGTATTTTATTGAAAGCATACGGGCGCAAATACTGGGATAGCATTGAAGATATGCCGATTTATGATTGGTTTAAGTGGCACGAGGAAAAGGATAATACATATTTAAGTAAGACGCGCAAAATAGGTTCTTTGGTTAATTACTTTGGCGATAAGATAATGACACAATTTATTGAGCGTTTCGGCTTTAGTGAATCGTTTATAAGGACCTTAGAAAAGGAAAAAGAATTAGTGTTATTACAAGCGAGAAGGGCAATTACAGATGATAGGAGTTTAAACGCGTTCATCAAGATTTGCGAGCTGGAGATTGAGGCATTAAAAAAAGAAACAACAGAGCGTGCCGACTTTTACGAAATTAAAGGAATGTTAGAGCATGAAATAGGATTTCAAATTAACATAAAAAAAATAAGTGTTGCGGAATATTACACCTATTTTAAAGCACTTAAAAAAATAAGACCTAAGCAAAATGGCTGAAAGCGGTAAGATAACAAGGCAAGATATAATCGCGGATGATGCGTTTACAACACCCGTAGCTGAGGCTAAAGAATTATTAAAGGTTATCACCGAAATATCCAATGCGCTTAAAACAAAGACTAAGACTACTGCCGATGGCTTTGCTATTGCATCGCCGCAATCTGTTGAAGATGTAAAGAAATTAACAGCGCAAATAGCTGAACTTCAAAAACAAATTGCAGCCTTAGAATCAGTAACAGAAAAGCAAAAGAAAGCATCAAAGGATTTAACGGCTGCTCAAGCACAAGAGAATTTAGCACGTCAAAAGCAACGTCAAGAGGTGACGCAGCAAGTAAAGTTAAATTCAGACCTTACTACCACCTACGAAAAGCAAGTCGTTAGGCTGGCGCAAATCAAAAAGGAATTAAAGAACATAAGCGCTGAGGGTGGAAAAGCACCTAAGGCATTAACCGATGAATTTAAGAAGTTAGATGGCAGCGTACGAAAGGCGGAGGAATCGGTAGGTGAACATACGCGAAGTGTTGGAAATTATAAAAGTGCATTGCAAGGCTTGGGCGGTCCGCTCGGTAACGCTGCAAATGGAATAAGCAGTTTAGGAGGGCAATTAAAATCTTTACTTGCTAACCCTTACGCTTTAGCTATTGCGGCTATTGCTGCGGCTATTTATGGCTTATTCAAGGCTTTCACCTCAACAGATAGCGGCGCGACTGAGTGGGCGGTTAGAATAGAACAAGCAAGTGCTATATTAGATGTAGTGCGTAAAAGGGCACTATTATTAATTGATGCTATTAGCGCATTATTTAGTGGCGAGTTTACAGAGGCAAGCAAAAAGTTTGGCGAGGCGGTTAGCAGTAACGGCGATGACTTTGAACGGGCAACAGATGCAGCGCGAGTGTACACAGAGGCATTAGATAAGTTAGAAGATTCGCAAAGCAATTATGCGGTGGCATCAGCTAAGGCAAATTTAGAAATATCGAAGTCAGAATTTAACGCCGCGGATAGAAGTTTCTCAATAGCGCAAAGACGTGATTTTTTAATAAAGGCATTGGAATTATCAAAAGCAGAAGTAACAGCGCAAGAGCAATTTGCTAAAGATAAATATAAAATAGAAGTAGATTATTTGGCGGCTAAAAGTGGTTTAACGTCGATGCAAATAATGCAATATGTTGACATGACGGAAGCGCAAAAAGAACAAGCTTCATTCTCGGTTCAAACAGCAAGGAATCAATATGAAGATGAATTTAAGGCATTGAATGAATTTAGAGCAAACGTAATAAAAGAAGAGGAAAAATATTACACAGAAAACAAAAAGAACAATGCAAAGCTGGCTGCCTTTGATGAGCAAATTAAGAAGGAAGCAGAAGATAGAGCAAATAAAGAAGCTGAAATAAAAAAAGCAGCGGTACAAGCGTATTTAAATTTTCAAAAAGAAAAATTAAACGAGTTAGATAAAATTGAAAAACAAAGGAGAATTGATTTAGACAAAGCCGAACAAGTAAGATTAAAAGATGATGGTGTGCGAAATCAATTAGACCAAGAGAAAAGACAAGGGTTAATTGATGGTTACAACGAGCAAAGCGAAGCATTGAAAGAAAGCAATAAAAAAGATGTTGAGTTAGTAATAACTGGTATAAATATAGAATTTAATGCAAGAGCAAAGAAATTAGAAAAGCAAAAAGATTTTGAGTTAAGCAACACGCAGCTAACGGCAAACGAAAAGCTATTAATCGAAGAGAAATTTAAAAACGATGTAGCCAACTTAGAAAGAGAAAAAGCAAAGGAAATAACCGCCGTTAAAAAGACCGCTTTAGACCAAGAGAAAAAGGATAAAGAAGATGCCTTAGCCAACGAAAGAAAAGTACAACAACAAGTTTTACAAGGCATTGAGCAAGGCACGAAAAGAAGAAGCGAGATAATTCAAAACGGTTTAAATGCTGAGATTAAAAAGCAAGACGACGCAATACAAAGACAGCAAGAGTTAGCGGCAAAAGGATTAGATAATACTTTGGCATACCAAGAGAAAAAGCGTGAGGAATTACAAGTTAAATTAGCGCGTGAAAAAGAAGCCGAGAGAAAGCGTGAAGAGGCTTTACAATTAGCTGGAGCATTCTTAGGTAGTTATCAAAGTAGATTGGATAGGAAGCAAAGCACGACAGCCGCCTTAGCTGGTGCATTAGCTGACACGTTAATAGCAAAGGCAATAAGTTCAACAATCGCGGGTGCATTTGCTGGCGGTGTTGAGGACTTTAAAGGCAAAGGAAGCGGAACGAGTGATAGTAATTTAATCGCATTCTCTCATGGTGAATCGGTGGTTACGGCAAAGGCAACACAGCAATACAGCGGACTCGTTACTGCGATGAATAAAGGATTGGTTGATGATTATGTGAAGCAAATGATATTACCTGACATGGATGCGCCTATGAAGTCGAACGGGAATAGTTTTCAAAGCGCGGCTATTGTGTACACGCTTACAAAAGAGTTGGGAGAATTGAAACAAGCCATCAAAAACAAGCAAGAGATAAAAGTAAATTGGAATGCGCAAGGTGAACGAGTAGAGGAGATAGTAAAAGATGGAATGAAGACAGTTATTAAGCACGTTACAACAGGAAAAAGAAGATTATGAAAACACTATTTTATCTAAATGGTGCGCTCATTGAACCACCAGCAAATCAAAAGGAATTATCCATTCAATTAAACTTTGATAAAGATGCACCGACTGCACAGGTTTCTATTAATAAATGGCGTTTTGTTCGAGATAACGCTGGAACTATTCAAGATTATATTGATGGGGGTCTACTCGGCGGCGCTACTATTTACGGCTCTTACGGCGTTACTGCTGGGATATTTGAGGGATTGCCTTTTCGGATTGACCTCAACCATTTGGGAACGGTGCAAACGATTTTTGATGGGTATTTAGATTTAAGCGATAATGTTGAGGTGAGCTGCAACGACATAACGGCAAGCGCAAAAGAAACGCATAAAATTGATTGGCTAAATGAAACTGCGGATAGCGTAGATTTTCAATTTTTATACGATACTAACCCATCTGTATTCAGCAATAAATTCATAAATATACCTTATGTAATTAACACGCTGCCGAAAGGAAGTGAAGCCTTTTTAGCGACGATAAGCGCCTTTGTGATTGCCATTGAATTATCGAAAGTAGGTGTATTATATTCAGATGCCATTGCTGACATTACGGGAGTAGTTAACGCGATTGCTGGAATAATTAAATTGATAGCTGCGATAGTGTACACAATCACGTTAATTGCTTCGCTTATCAAATTAATTTACGACGCGTTTAACTACATTATACAGCCGATAAAATACCATCAGGGAATGAGAGTTAAAGACCTATTAACAATCGGTTGCTCTCATTTTGGATATACCTTTCAATCTTCAATATTTAGCGGTGAATTAAAAGACTTGGTTATACTTCCTGAGAAGTATCAAAACCCTGACACAGATGGAATATTAGGATTTCTTAACCCTAACGAACCTGAGATGCGCGGATATTATAGAGGCACATTCGGGCAACTGCTTAGAGATTTACGATTGATATTTAACGCGAAGATTATAATTGATAATGGCAAGCTAATTTTTGAGCGTAGAGATTACGATTTAAACCCAGCTACTACATACCAACTGCCTGACCTTCGCAACGATTATAACGGCTTTAATACAAGTGATTTTAATAGTGGCTTTTACGTTAAATTTCAAACGGATATAAATGATAAGAATACGATTGATAGTTATACGGGTACAGCGTATCAAATCACGTTCCAACCAAATATAGTAGGCAATAAAAATAATTTATTATTTAAAGGATACGAAACGGTAAATATACCTTTTTCGTTAGGCAAAAGAAAAACAGAATTAACCGTACCTGAGCAGATATTTGAAGTAATATTTGACACTTTCAGCGCGGCGGTTAATGTGATTATTTATTTAGTTAACGGAGTGATTGAGGGGATTAACGCGGTGATTGAGGCTATTAATGATTTCGTAGATTTTTTAGGAAACTTGGGTATTGATATTGCCTTTAACATTGTTGCACCTAAGAAAATTGCTACTGTTAATATAGGCTCGTTAATTACTGACCGCATAGGAATGTTAATGTTGGAAAATGACTTTGTAGACGTGCCTAAAATTTTTATCATTAACGAAAGGGCGAC